AGAATACAATTCGTAACATAAGTGTTGTCCATGTCTGAAAAATCCAGCGCGAAATTATGAAACGTTTCATGAATAAAAACTTTGAACCATTCTTCTTTTCGAAATATAACTATCTCGGAATTTTGCGGACAAGTCGTAGTAAATGCAGTATTCACATGTATCTGATCCAATATATATATATTAGATTTAGGAAGTTTCTTTTCGAGAGAAGTAAAGTAGAAATAAACAGTAAATATTTTAGAACATTTTTCGGATCCGTATTTATTTAAAATGGATAACCAAATTGCGATGCTATCTACATATTTGTCATACACATCTTGTTTCGTCTTATTTATATTTTCGTCTTCTACGATGAAATGTATTTTTATTTTTCTTCCATAAAGAGAGAAGGAGTACGTTATTTCAAACGTTGCTAATTCGTCTATATGTCCTCTTACTATTTCTGGGAAACTTGACGAATCAAATATTTTAGGTCTGGTTATTTGCGATGATTTTTTAATTTTTTTAATAGAAACATCGTAATATTCACCTCGTTGTTTGAGGAGATTCACATAAGTGTATGCGTTTAAAATGTCGTTATGTAATATACGAATTGTTTCATCGGTTTCTTTATTGTGTGATACCTGTTTTATATAGTAATTATTTGTAAAAAAGGACATTAATTTCTTACTATTTTTTGATAATTTCATTATTATAATACTTTATATTATTTTGATAATTAAAAATTTAATTATACACCCTTTAATTTGTGTTATACAAATAATTTCAGTAAAATAGTATAATGTGTAAAACAAATATAAATATAAATGTTTATATATTTATATATGACAACCGAAATGTTAGCTGACGATTTAAGAACTCACGAAACAATCCCATTGGCGACCGACGTAGAACATAAAAACGACGACCACGATTTAAGCATCTCTACTGTTGATATCGTTCAAGAGACCATCGTAGAATTACTTAAACAATCGGTTGCCGACGCCAACTTTGAATACAAATTTCAACTCACCCTAGACAACGACGTAGTTGACATGTTCCATAAAATAATGGCGTTATCTCCCAACTCATTCATCGACATTCAGAATTCGTTGTCTTCCATCGTTTTAGACGGAAAAATAAACAGCGAAGATATTCCTCATTTAATCGTGCTTGTAAAGAGTCTATATCAAACCATTAACGCAGTCAAACATTCAAAGGTGTCTGCTATCAAGATGACTGAACTTGTTGGTGGAGTGATTAAACTCGCATTTCACGTATTGGTGAAAGAAGGCAAAATTAAAATCGACCACGATAAGCATAGTGTGTTTTTAGACCAGTTCGACGAGTTAGTTGATTCGTGCGTCAGTTTATTGAGTTTTACCGAATCACTCAAACCGGTCGGGTGCTTTAAAAAATGGTGTAAAATGTAAATTTTGTGGGATTTTTTATACATAAATGCGATAATTTATATATTGCATTTATTTTATTATGTACGGAGTTATTTACTTTCTGCGTTTGTTTGTTTTACGGTGTTTGTTTGTTTTACGGTGTTTGTTTGTTTTACGGTGTTTGTTTGTTTTACGGTGTTTGTTTGTTTTACGGTGTTTATGTGTTTTACTGCGTTTATTATGTGTTTTTCTTCTGTATCCTCCGTCACTTCTTGTTCTCTTATAACCAGAACTTGAACCAGGATCAGAACTTGAATCAGGACCAGAACTTGAACTAGGACCAGGACCAGAACTTGAACTTGAACTTGAACCAGGACCAGAACTTGGACCAGGAGCAGAACTTGAACTTGAACCAGGACCATAACTTGAACCAGGACCATAACTTGAACCAGGACCATAACTTGAACCAGGACCATAACTTGAACCATAACCAGGACCATAACTAGAACTAGCACCAGCATCAGGCGGACAAATCGTCATCATTTCCTTTGCATGATTAATACTATTTTGATACATTAATTCACTTGGACGCCCCAATTTGGCCTTAGCACTTAGTTTAAAAAATTTTTTCGCAGCAGACGCATATCTTTCCGCACGTTGGTCGGTTTGGTTTGATGGTAGGCGAGCACCAGGTACGGTTTGCTCAATATATGTCATCGTAAGTGTATTGGATTTGTTTTTTTTTCCAGGCACAGCGTAACGTTGTTTTTTATCAATATGTGTGTTAGGGTTAAATTCCGAAGCATCTGGTTCGTTAATATTACCAAAATCTGAAACCGTTGGTTCTAAGTTATATGAAACACCTTTAGGGTCAGTTAATAACTCAAGTACAAAATAAACAATTGCGTTTTTATCATTTTCATTTTCATTTTTGTAATCTAGGTTAATCTCTTTTTGAAATTGTCGATAAAATGTATTAAATAAATTAGTTATTGTCACAATTATTGCCTCACCTTTTTCTGTTGATAAAAAAAATTCGACATTTTCTCTCAAACTCTTTTCTGAACCATCATCATTTTGCGGAGTATCTTCAAAGGCAAAAATTTCTTCAAAAAGTTGATTCTCTGTGGCGGTTATTGTATCCTGTAAAGATTTTAATTGTTTTACATCATCCATTTTAATATTTAAAAAATCGGTTTTTTCCTTACCAGCTTCTCTATTCAAAAACTGTATAAAATTCATTAAATAATTTCCAAACTTACCACAAAACCCTTTCCCTAAATTTTTCATTTGACCTGACATATTTATAATATATAACAACAATATATATTATAAATAATATAAATAATTACATTTTCCCCTCTTTAAATTTATTGCGAATTAACATTAATTCGTTGAAAATAATCGGTTCTTTTCCTCTTACGAATCCCGTTAATTTAGCGTTACCTGTTGCCATCAACAGATTTTTCAAATCCGCATTTTGTGTGAACTTTGCGTATTGTGCCGCATACATTTCCTTGTTTTTCCTATCCCCCGCAAAATCCGCATCCTGTGTGACTTCCACCGGTCGCAATAGTTCGCCTTTGTATTTGCCGTTTTTCTCGCCGGCCGCTTTTGCCATTTCCACCTCCTTAGACAAATCTGTTCCAGAATCCAGCGAGAAACTCAAATAGAAGTCGGGGTTCGTTTTCTTAAATTTAGAGCCCTGATAATAATGCTCCACCGAATTCCAGCGATGGTTATCTAACGCAAATGGCTGGACCCACGAATTATCCAACTTTCTTCGCCATCCAGGAATAGTCGCCAACTCGGTATATTCCCTTAATCTGTCCCCCGCGATGTTTTCTCCGCTCCCTTTTCCAGGCAACGGTTTGTCTGCGGATTTAGAATAAAACTGAAACACGATGTCGTCATTATATAGTCCCCTTAATTTGCTTTCCGAAAAATCGTTGTCGAATTGTGCTTCCTTAATCACGTCTTTTCCTAAAGATGCTTTAAACTTGACAAAATCAGGAATAATCGCAAACAACCCCGCGTTCTTTTCCATGCATTTATCCACCACCAATTTCTTTATGTCATAAGGCAACTCCTTAAATTTAAATATTTGTTTCTTCTTGTATCCAATCAGTTTATAATGGTTCCCAGTATGGTCGACCATAATATAAAACTCGGGCAAAAAACGTCCGCGTTGGTCCAAGATAACGTCATTAATTTGTCCGCATAATAGAACATTCTTGGTATCTCCTGCCTTATAGTTTTCGCTCGACATGATGATGAATTTTATGTTTAGTATTCTCTCCAGAGTAGATATCGCCCAAACGTCTGCCCAAAAATCACACCTTCTAATTTTTTGTTTAAACGCCTCCAACGTATGAATGCCCTTCATAAATTTAAATTCCTTTAGAATGTCGTTTGCAATCTTTTTTTCTTCCACCAATTTGTCGTGTTGAATTTTAATCTTTTTAGAACCTTCCGCAATAATTTTTTGCTCGTTTCTATCCGTGGTATTGGAAAACCGTTTTTTTAATTCCGCATAGTTCGCAGCCAGTTCTTTAATTTCGTTGGTATCTTTTATGATGGAATCATTATACATGTCATACTGCTCCTTGTAATTAAAAAATACGGGTTCGGTGGCGTCTTCCGACAATTTTTTTCGTAGTTTATTCACCGATGTTTGTTGTGCGATGCTGGAAAATGCGTCTCGAACGGTAGCAAACAAGCAGTCTCCTCCACCCTCGTTGTCGATCAGAGCGTAATTTGGGTTTTTCATTAGTTTTTCAACCCATACGTCTTGGGTGTTTTCGTCATATTTTTCTTTTATTGCCTTTGCTTCCTTTTTTGTCTCTTCTTTTAACATCGGTGGCAACGGAACCCCTCGGGTAAGAATGAATATATCTTCTCTCTCCTTGGGAATATCAACATATTCATCGTCTTCCTTTTCGGGTTCCTCTTTTTCGTCGTAATCAGTTTCTGTAATCTCTCCTTCTTCTTTATCCTTATCTTCGAGAGAAGGTTCTGGTTTCAATCGAAGTTTATTTAAAAACTCTTTATTGGCAAACGAATATATTAATGGAATAGGCATTTTATCCACGTTGAGGTCGTTGTATTCGTCTAAATAAGATAAATAGTCGGTCGCCTTTATTTCATAAACACCAATTTGTATTACCTTATTATTATGTTTAACTAAATAAATGGGAAAATACAACACATTTTTATCTTCGAATGTATTTTTAGAATTGCCAAGCGCAATCACCACGTCAATATCGTTTATCTCCACTTGATATAATTCGGCTTCCTTTTTTAAATCCCCGTAATCCACGCTTTTTAGTTCTGGATAACTCACCTCGCTATTTATTTTTGACAATACCATATTATATTTATTGCAATATTATTTAATATTTAATATATATTTAAAATTAATAACATATTATATAACATGTCATTAATAGGAGACCGACTTTGTTTGAATTCATTTCTGAAAAATACAGTTGCACGCCGATAGAGAGTTGGAATTATTCCAATAAAAATAACAAAAAATAATAAACATATAACCAAACAAAACCATTAAATTATACGTCGTTTATGTCCATAAATTTAAACAACGATTTATTTGTTAAACTCTTGAAATCCTTTACCTTGCTCTTTGAAACCTCTTCAACTACCTCATTAATGGTGTGTCCCTCAATCAGTTCATACTTAATAGACGAATCTTTATATAATTCTTTATTATACAAAATCGCAATTATTTCACTTAGTTCATCTACCTCGTTTGTTTTTCCATCCACCGAAATATACGCATAAAACTGCGAGATCAAGTTTCTGGTAATGTCTACAATTTGACACTTTGTAACAACGTCATTCTTCATTAAGTTTACGTAAAACAACGCCAATGCCTTTCTTTTCTCGTTTCTTTTATTGACGTCACAAAATTTATCATAATCTACATTTGGATCAACGTATTCGATCACGTTAAACAATTCGGTAAAATTTTGAAAATTTTGTTGAAATATGGACTTCATTACTTCATATTTACACGACAATACCGAATACAAATCCGCATAAATTTTTGAATAAAATCGGTTCGCAGACGCAATATCAAAAATCTTGGTGCTTAAACGCAACATGTCTTCACTGTTAATTTCATTCGCAATCATGTCGTCCATGATGTTTACAATTTTTTGACACATGTCTACATAATTTTTATCCGACATTTTATTCAAATAACAAATAATGTTTTCAATTTGTGTGTCAATCACACCCTTTGTTTCATTATTCATTGGTTTATTGGTCTTAATTGCCGACCATTCTGCCGCATCAATTACACGATTATTTTTTGAATTTTTGTCCTTTTTTAAACTACTTGGGTTGTTAATTTTTTTCCCAACATCAAATTTTTTAAACACGGGGGTTTTTATATAATCGGGTGAACCTACGTGAGATGTGAGTTTTTTAATATTTTCCAAGACATCATTCGGTAGATAAATCTCAAATCCGTGCGAACGGATAGTATCAATGTCATCTGTAGTGTAAATTATTGGCATTCGTCTTCAATAATATATTATTTAAACGATATATTTATATCATTTTTTTATAATATGGTTTATTTATATTTTAGATATATGTTAAAAATCTAATATTTCCTCCTCTCCTGAAGAATAATAATGTTAATATGTATTATTGATGGATACTTTTTTTTTTATGGGAAAATCACCTTTTTTACTAAATAATCAACACAAAAGAATGATTCGTGTTCGTGCTAAGGCTCAGGCTCAGGCTCAGGCTCAGGCTCAGGCTCAGGCTCAAAATAATTATAGAAATGAAAATAAAAAGAAATTTATAACATTCATAATTCCAAGCATTGGTAGAAAATCGTTGCTGAATACAATTGAGTCTATCAAAAATAATACAATAAACGATTGGCAAATAATAATAGTTTATGATGGTGTAAAAGAAAAAGATACCCCAAAAATTAAATATGATGAAAGAATAATGATTTTATATATTAATAAACTTGGGGAATCGACAAATTCAGCAGGATTAGTTAGGAATATTGCCATGAATATTTCGGATTCGACGTGGGTCGGATTTGTGGATGATGATGATACAATATCAAAAGATTATATTTATTGTTTGAAAAATGAAATAACACAATATCCTGATATAAATGTGGTTGTCTTTAGAATGCAATATAATGATGAAAAAATTCTTCCACCACAAAATTGTACTGAATTACAAGTAAATAAAGTTGGTATAAGTTTTGCGATTAATGTAGACTACTACAAAACTGAAAAAATATTATTTGAACCATCTGGTATAGAAGACTGGGTATTTTTAGAAAAAATAAAGAATAAAAATGGACTTATATTAATTTCAAATAGTTTATGTTATTTTGTACGTTCGGAACATACTAACAAAAGTTTTAGTAAAGTATCAAAAAAATCTTTACTGTGGAAATAATGAGGACTTTACAATTTTTCAACGGGTGTAACAAAAACATATACAAAACTAAATGTAAAAAGTTTCCAAATGTAAAATATATTATATAATTTAATTACAATGGTTTATTCATTTTATAATATATACTTAAATGGAAACCATATATAATATAATATAAATGGCAATTACTAATGAAACTGCGGTAGAAATTAATACAGGGGGTAATTTGGACCCAGATATTAATTATGAAATTGACAACTGGGGAGATCTTGAGTTAGATACACCATTGCTTCGTGGAATTTATGGATACGGGTTTGAAACACCTAGTCCCATTCAAAAAAAGGCAATCAAACCGATCGTTTTGGGACGCGACGTTATCGCACAAGCACAATCTGGAACCGGCAAAACAGCAACCTTTGCGATTGCGGCGTTGTCTAAAGTGGATTTATCGAATAACAACACACAAATATTAATTTTATCTCCCACCAAAGAATTGTCGCTTCAATCGGCAAAGGTTATTGAAGGTCTTGGAAATATGATGAATGGACTACGACTCCAAACCTGTTATGGTGGGTCTTCACAAGAAAACGGCAACCGATTTTCTTCCAAAAATAATCCGCATATTATTTGCGGTTGTACCGGTCGTGTATTCGACATGATGAGACGCAACAAGTTATCTTCGGAACACATCAAATTAGTTATTCTCGACGAAGCAGACGAAATGCTGTCTTCAGGGTTTATAGATCAAGTGTATAACATTTTTCGGTATTTCAACGATAATATACAGGTTGTATTGGTTAGTGCGACCGTTACCGATACGATGAACTCGGTTATTTCTAAAATTATGCGAAATCCTGTAACCATTAGTGTTAAACGAGAGATGCTGACATTGGAGGGAATCAAACAATACTATGTCGCAGTTGATGACGACCAGCAAAAATTTTTAACACTTAAAGACATTTTTGTTAATTTGTCGGTGTCTCAGTGTATTATTTACTGCAACAGCATTGTGCGCGTTCAAGACTTGTATGACGCGATGAAAAACGACGACTACCCAGTTTGTCAAATGCACGGAAATATGACGAAAGAAGAAAGAGAACATTCATTCAACGAATTTAAAACGGGTGGTTCGAGATTTCTTATTTCAACCAACCTTACCGCGCGCGGGATTGATGTTCAGCAGGTCAGTGTGGTGATTAATTTTGATTTACCCAAATGCGTAAACACCTATCTACATAGAATCGGGCGAAGCGGTCGATGGGGTAGAAAAGGAACGGGTATTAATTTTATTACAAGGTATGATGTCATTAATATGAAAAATATTGAAAGTCATTATTCGACACAAATTGGCGAGTTGCCTGCCAATTTAGAGTTTTTACTCGGAGGAGTTTAGAAAATCTACATATTAGGGAACTCGTTATTAGGGAACTCGTTAAAAAAATTCATTATATTTCTAGTAATAACTATAATGAGTTCTGGAGAACAAAATAGTATAATTTATAAAATTAACGACCATTTTAAATTGCCCGTTTATTACAACTCCGACAAAGTAGAACTTAATAAAAATATAATAGACGATTTAGAGTTAATTCGTACAGATGACCAATCAAACAACACCATATATTCATTCTGTTTTAACAACGACAACGACGTGTCCAAAATTATCACCAACCAAGTGTGTCGATATTATACAACCGACACCAATTTCTTAAAAGATACACAAACACTCATTAAAGAGTATATATCCCCTGCCAAAAAATACACACACATTTCCCCGAATTATAAAAATATTGCCGACACGTGGAACGACATTAAAATAGAATCCGGTTTCAAGGAGAAATACCATTACATTGATTGGGATATTATAGAGTTTTTAAATACTAGCGAAAGTTTCTTACAACTAATCAGCATATATAATTTATTGTCGCCCCTCATTTCTTTCATCGTTCCTATTATAATACTTATCATACCGTTTTTCATTTTGAAAATTAAAGGATTGCCACTCAACATTAGCGACTACATCGATGTATTGAAAACGGTCGCACAAACAAACGCTATCGGCAAATTATTTACAGTCAATTTCGGCGAAATTACCGCACAGGAAAAAATATACATTTTGTTATCTGCTGCCTTTTATATTTTCTCCATTTATCAAAATGTTATGGTTTGCTCGCGTTTTCACGCCAATATGAAGGACATTCACGCAAAGTTCGGCGAGATTAATTCGTACCTAACTTGCACCTTAGACGGAATGACCAATTACCTAAATCACTCGTCGTCTCTTTCGTCTCACACCACATTCAACGATAATCTAAAAACTAAAATGACCGCACTTGAGAACATTTCAACTAAAATTAACTCCATCACCCAGTATAACCTCTATAACGTTAAGAAAATTGGAGAGATAGGCAAGATATTAAAGTATTTTTACGAACTTCATTCCAACGACGAATTCACCGACGCAATACTATATTCCATCGGGTTTAACGGATACCTCGATTGCCTCGAAGGTATTCAAACCAACGTTGTCGAGAAAAAAATAAATTTCGCCACCTTTATACCCAAAAATAAAAAGGCGGTATTTAAAAATAGTTATTACGCATGTCTTAAAGACGAAACTCCAGTTAAAAATACAATCAAATTCAACAAAAATTTAATCATCACCGGTCCCAACGCGTCTGGAAAAACGACCATTCTTAAATCCACCTTAATTAATATTATATTGACACAGCAGTTCGGTTGTGGGTTTTACGAGTCCGCAAAGTTTGCACCATTTAGACACATACATTGCTATTTAAACATCCCTGACACCTCTGGACGCGATAGTTTGTTTCAGGCAGAGGCACGAAGATGCAAGGAAATCATCGATGTCGTCAAAAATAATGAAAACGATTCGCATTTCTGCATGTTTGACGAATTGTACTCTGGCACCAACCCAGAAGAGGCAGAAACTAGTGCGGTCGCATTTATGAATTATTTACAAAAATTCAAAAAGGTCAACACTATGCTAACCACTCATTTTGTAAATGTTTGTAAAAAATTGGACGATGTTAAGGGCATTCAAAACGCCAAAATGGACGTTGTCGAAAAGAACAAGAGAATTTGTTACACCTATAAATTAGAAAAGGGAATATCTATCGTTAAAGGGGGTATTTATATATTAAGCGAAATGAACTACCCCAAAGAAATTGTGGATAATGAACCGTTTCATTGAATTATCGTTGATAAACAGCAAATCAAAAAAATAATTCGTTGTTAAAATTAAAAATTAATGTTTTCCTTTTCTAATATGCCTTCTTTAACAGATTTATTAAATCCAACATTCTTTTTATTATTGGCAATTTTGTTGTTGTGTTCTGCACTCACTTTTGTTTACTTTGAATCTAAAATGAGAGAACAAAACCACAAAATAAACTCCATGTTAAGTTTAATATCAACCTTGGCCGAAGATATGAATGGTGTTAAAATGGGTTTGAACCATTTGGCAATGGCTAAATTTAACAATATGAATGAAAATGACGGACAACCTTTAGAACAATTCACTCATACAGTTGAATTAAATGGAGGCACACAATTAATTGAGGTTTCTGACGACGGTAGCGATGATAGCGACGAAGACGAAGACGAAGATGTAGATAACATAGACGATGAAAGTGACAGCGAAGACGAAGACGAAGACGAAGACGACGAAGGTTCTAGCGAAGACGGTGAAATCCCTGAAATTAAAGTTTTGAAAATTGATACACTCTCTGCGGTGTTTGACATAGACGACCATATTAACTCGGAAATGAATGAACAATTTGTTGAATTAAATGATAACGAAATTGTTGCCGAAGATAGAATTTCGACAGACGCACAAATTCCGTCCGGGTCCGAAACTGTTTCGGACGAACATTCTTTAGAAATAAAATACATGAACGTCGCCGACAAAACAGTTTCAACCGAGGGACAAACAAAAAACTACAAAAAAATGAGTCTCGCAGAGTTAAAAACAACCGCATTAAATCAAGGAATTATTTTAGAAGATGGTGCAAAGTTGAAAAAACAAGAAATACTTGATTTACTGTTTCAATCCAAATAGTTTTATCTTGTAATTATATAATATGAGTTGGGGAACATGCTATAGCGGGTCTAACAATATTAATTTTAATTTTCCTCCAATTATGGCAGACGCTCGTGTATGGTCTGGATATCAACCAGAAGCAGTCGTAAATGACCGCATCCAGAAAAAGCAGGGAATTAAAAACAATTGGGAATATCGCCAATATTTACAGCAAAATGGAATTGAAATTATGAATTTTAATAATACGGAAGCGTGTTACGACCTCGGTCTTAGCACGCATGCTCCAACCACCCAAACACCATCTGGAAATGTACCATATAAATTCAAAGGGACATTTGACACAAGTACGCCTGGGTTTGGTTATAGAAATAGCGATTTAAAAAATCCATACTTGACTGCCGAACAATTAAACATGAGATTGGTTGCGCCATCTATTAACACAAACAATTTTAAAAAATAAATTTATTATTGAATAAATAATATAACAACTACCGTATATATTATTTATTATTATATGAAAATCTTGTCAATTGATGTGGGAATTAAAAATTTAGCATATTGCTTGTTTGATGACGTCGACGAAGACGGTTCGTTTAAAATAACCAAATGGGATATTTCTAATATTGCTGAACAAGAAGAAGACCTTACATGCGTTTTTATAGATAAAAATGTATTATGTAAAAAACCGGCAAAATTTAAGAAAAATGACGAATGTTATTGTTTAAAACATTCCAAGAAAACGCAACACAAATTGCCACCAAAAACACATACCCAGTCGTTAATAAAAAAACACAAAATCAAACAATTGTGCGAAATTGCCGACGATTATAAAATTAAATACGACAAGACAATAAAAAAACAGAAATTGATTGATTTAATATCAGACCATATAAAGTCCGAATACTTGTCGCCGATTGAACTTAAAAACGCTACAGACATTTCTCTATTTAATATTGGATTAAACATTAAAACCAAATTTAACCTGTTATTTCAAAATGAAACCAATATAGACTATGTAATAATTGAAAACCAGATTGGACCTTTAGCGATACGAATGAAAACCATACAGGGAATGCTCGTCCAATATTTTATCATGTCTAATTTAATTGTTAAGGACATCAAATTTATATCTTCCGCAAACAAATTAAAGAATTTTAATATAACCGAAAAATCTACTTATAAAGAGAGAAAACTTTTCGGAATTTCAAAAACGCTGGAACTTATATCCATCAATCCACATTTTTCAGAACATATAGGTCATTTTAACTCGCATAAAAAAAAAGACGACTTGGCAGACTCTTTTTTGCAAGGAATATGGTTCATTAAAAATAAAATTTAATCATTCATTATTTTTTCTTTCCGGACGGTGTAATACTAATATATTAAATTCGTATAATTATTTAAAATTAAAAGTTCTAATTAATCAATAGAATGGATAATATTACTGAATTGACTGATTTTGATCTGGGTGGAAAGTCTTCTAATTTTGGAGGAGGACTTGAACTTTTAATGAACAACAATATTAAGGAAAACAAAAGTGGAGGAAGTGATGTGAATTTTGAAGATTTAAATAATTTAGAAAATGAATTAAATGATTTATCCGATGATGTTCCAACCAATAGTTATAAATCAAAATCAGACCTTTTTAGCAATAGTAACAACGTATCTTTTGACGAATCGTCTAATATTAAACTTAACATGTCTGATGATATTGGGAAAAATACTCGTCAAACCGACAGCGATAACAAAACGTGGGACGGATATGGTAAGTTTAATAACATCCCTTTAAATCCCGACGTCAACGTTCCATTAGAACCAAAATTGAGCAACGCGGAAACGTTAAAAGAGAAGTTTAGCATTTTAAGAAAACTGGAAGCCCTTGAAAAAAAGGGAGTTGAAATGTCTAAAAAATATTCGATGGAGTCAAATTTACAAGAAATGCTTGGCGAATATGAAACCATCATGGACGAAAAATCCAAACAAAATTCTATCAAGTTTCAGGGAAACATATTAATGTCGTGCATTAATGGAATAGAATTCTTAAACGGGAAATTTGACCCATTTGACGTTAAATTGGATGGGTGGAGCGAACAACTATCTGAAAATATCAACGATTACGACGACATCTTCAGTGAATTATATGACAAATATAAAACCAAAGCATCCATGTCGCCCGAATTAAAGTTAATGTTTCAGTTGGGTGGAAGTGCAATGATGGTTCACATGACAAACACCATGTTTAAGAGTGCGATGCCAGGAATGGACGACATTTTTCGTCAAAACCCCGACCTGATGAAGTCTTTTCAAAGTGCGGCGGTTAATTCCATGTCTCAGTCTTCACCAGGAGTATCCGGATTTATGTCAAATGCGATGGGTGGAGAAAACGCCTCTGCTAGAGGAGGAAATAGCGGACCTCCCCCGCCTATGGCCACTCAAGGACCCATGGCAATTCCAACTCCATTGACTCGACCTGGAAACAACAATTACGCAAGACAAGACACGAATATGAGTCGTAGCAATTTTGCGGACGATGGAATTAATCTTAGAGAAAATTTTGAGAGACCCGATGTTAAAGATAGAACGTCTAATAGACCACCCAGACCAGACATGAAGGGGCCTAATGATATATCCGATATTCTGTCTGGATTAAAAACGAAAACAATTAATATTCAAGAGCAAACTTCCCAACAACCGGCCAACGACAATAGCACCATAAGCATCAACGACTTGAAGGAGTTACAAGATGGTGCGAATATGCCGAAGCGAAGCGGGCGCCGCAAGAAATCTGCCACTAATACAGTAAGTTTGGATATCTAAATTGTAATATTTAATTTTAGTATAAAATAAAATTTGTATATAAAAATATATTTTAATAAATATATATTAAAATATGTCGCGCAAAAATAAAATTACAACCAATAAAACCATTAACAACCTAGTAAATCTTCAGGGCAACACAAATCCCACTATTTGTCGAAAAGGCGGAATACAAATTAGAGATACCGGCAACGACAACGCATTTAATCCTATTATTGAAATGGAAAAGTCAGCATTTAATCAACACTCATCCGTACATGTTCCCGCTACCTACGACAAAAAATCTTACGATAATGTTAATTTGGACATAAATTCGTATAAAATGAGTGACTTGTTTAGTCTCTTTGGAATAACCAGCGTAAATGAATTAGACGAACAAACAATGAGACAATGCAAGAAAATCGTCCTTAAAACACATCCAGATAAATCTGGACTAGACGAAAAGTATTTCATATTCTTTTCAGTCGCATATAAAAAAATACTCGGAATATACGAATTTCAAAACAAGTCAAAACCGGTGTCTAATGCCGACACCGAATACAATAAGTTAACCGATAGAGACAAAAATAAGTTATTGGATAATTTTTTTGATAAAAATAAAGATTACAAAAATAAAAACGAGTTCAACGATTGGTTTAATAAGCAGTTTAACAAATACAAATTAGAAGACCCTAATGAAAATGGGTATGAAGATTGGTTGAAATCCGACGAAGGCGTGGTAGATTCGGGAAACGTAACCAAAGAAAATATGAACGCCGAAATAGAAAAAAGGAAAAAACACGTTCAGTCGTTGATTACATATAATGGGGTGAAGGATGTTACCTCTTCTACACACGCGTCTTCTTTAATGTGTAATGATGGTAATTATTCCTCAGGGTCGCTCTTTAACTCGGACGGGATGGGATTCACCGATTTGCGACAAGCATATGTAGAATCCGTCATACCAGTAACTTCCGATGATTATAATAATATTAAAAAATTTGGAAGTATAGATGAATACAAACGTCATCGAGAGAACAACAACAACACCGCGCCACTAAGCAAAGAAGAATCGATGCGAATGTTATATAATGAAAATAAAAAAAACGACGACCAATCGGCGTCACTCGCTTTTTATTACGCAAAGCAAACCGAACAGTCCAAACAAAAAAACGACCTGTTTTGGTCTGAGTTTAAACAATTAAAAAATTAGGTTTATTTTTGTTATTATTATTATTTTATTTATTGTATGCTATTATTTTTATTGTCATAAACGCAGTCAAAAAATAAACAATTCCACCCCATAAAGTGTCTAATAGAGCCAACCCTATGTCCCATCCTTCTAAAACGGTTGCGGCAGTAAAATCATATACTCCGTATAAAACAATTCCAAAAAGAAAGCCATATTTAATACTGTCGGTCATCGCCGTCTTCTCTCGAATATTAGGAATAACGAATAAGTTCAGTCCCACAATCATTAGAATATAAGTTATTATCGCAGACCAATAATTCATTTTCATTTGTTTCCCTTGAATTTCACGAATCATTTTATTATATCGTGGTCCCATATAGGTTCCTAACCAGACAAAATCCAACAATAAAAGTATAACACTTGATAATATTAGATCGTTCATATATACACCGTTTATTTTTATTTTCAAAACAGCGTTTAAACCATCTATTTATTATTTAATTTAATAATAAATGGAACCTTGCGATAATATTTTATTTAACAAAGACGGTTTTAAATTCGTCTGCATTAAAAAAAATAATTACAAATTGACATTTGGAATGACCAATCATAATATTATGTTGCCAAAAATAGTGGATTTTAGTTTAATAAAACTAATTTATGATTTAAACCCAGATGTATATGAAAACGTTCAAATAGAGCAATTAAATGAACATGAA